TGCCACCAGTAAAAGATTCTTCGCTAGGGCTTTTCCAAGCTTCAACAGTTATTTTCCCTCTTATCTTACTGTACACTCCACCTAATATTATGTCGTCACCGCTTAATGATTGAAAGCTCAAATCTAGTTTTACAGCATCTTTTTTACCCAATATATTATTTATAGGTATCCAGTTCCCACCATTAACAGCCTCAATACCGCTTGTAACTATGTTTGAAAGTTGATATGCGTGATGATCTTCTGAAAAAGGTAAATTCTCTGTCAAAGAATATGTTTCAAATTCTGTTGTTTGATTTCCGTAAAATGCTACAATGCCTGCGTTGTCATTACTGGTAACATAGCTTTTCTCCGAATCGTGTTTAGCTAGGACTAACCTATTTTGTTCTTCTGGCGTGTCTAATGTACTATAGTCAAACTTTTGAAGATTAACTAATAAGCTTTCCCAGTTATTATCACCAATAGGGTTTTCTGGATTTAAAAGGTATGGATTTTTATATGAAAATAAATTATCAACAGAAAGCTCATAATATTTATAGTGCATCACGTCGCCAATAGGATAGCTTTGAACCCCTCCTGTTACAGCAGATGCTTTAGGGACATTATATCCTAAACAAGGATATAATCCATATATTGAAGAACCCATTTGTATTGGTCTACTGTTTTCAGAATTTATATTAGCGTAATCAGATTCTGTTCTTGTTACTTTTCTACCCCATAACAACTTCCTTAAATTGACAACACCGTCTGGTATTAAGTTTTCGTTTGGCTCGCTCCAACCAGTTGTAACACCAGTTTCAGCATCTAAGTCAATCCAAGCGTAGACATTTGGTTTTATTATGTCTTTTAAGTCAATCTCCATAGAGGTAAAATCTCTATCTAAGGCAATCGTATCTACAATATCGCCATTACTATTTATAAGGTCAACTCCATAAAGATATTGATACCAGCCTTGTTCTGATTCGTCTGTAACAGAATATGAGTTTTCAAAAAAGTTGTCATTTGGGAAGCCTTCTAAAGAACTAGGCTTGTCAGCATATTTTGCATAATATGAAGCATCCCACAAGGGTTCATCACTATTTCTTACAGACCAGTTAATTTCAACAATATCGTTTTCAGAGATATAGTCTTCATTAAAATACTGTATGAGTTCAGTTTGACCTTCGCCTTCTGGCATAGGTAGGTATAACATATCAAAGCCTTTAGCCCCATTAGCTGTCATAGTGCTATTGTCCATATAATAGACTAAACAAGCGTGAGATGAATTGCCATAAAGAATATCAGGAGCATTAAGAGGTTGTTCTAAGTATTTCCTAACAATACCACCCAATATAAAGTCTTGATTGTATCCTAATTTTATCTGTCCAGTAGGTAAAGGGAAAAGCCAATGATTGTTTTCTCCGTAAGGGTCGTATCCATCAGCTCTACCTATATATCTTATTTCTTTTTCGTCACCATAACTAAGGTATCCATCTGTATCTCCAACATCAGCAGATGTATCTGCATTTATACTTGTCACTTCTCTACTAGCATCGACTTGGAATTGGTCTCTAGCCGCTACATTCAAAGGCAATAGGTAATTACTGCCTATGACATCTGATGACTTTTTCTCTAATTGTATATAGTTTCTCTCGCCTTCTTCTGGTATTGTGTATTGAGATGTTCCATTATATCTTGTGTAGTCAAAGCCATTTATAAGAAAACCTTCACCCTCTATATCTGGCAAATCTCTGAATGTTTCTGGTACTGGTAAATACATATCATCTCTAAACATTAATAGTGGATTGTCTGTTCTAGCGATACCACCTATTTTTATTCCAAAAAGATAAGCTTCTGGGTATATCTGTGAAAAGACAGTTCCATTTGATGCTTTACTAAATATCATAGGCGACTTATCAACGTGACCGTAAACAACTGGATAGTAAACATCTTTGCTTTCTGCAACTGATTCAGACGCAGGGTCAACTGTGCTATATTTAGGAAACGACTTCTGATCTAATGTATATTGGCTATGGTCTTCAATACTAAACGATACAGTTTCTTTATTGCCTTCATAGCTTTTAACAAAACCTTTAAATATAAACAAACAGTCATCAAGCGTTTTGCACGCTTTGTTGGCGTAATATATATCTACTTTAGCATTTGTAAATGAAAAGTTCTTAAACTTCTCTGTAAATCTTATTTGGTTTATAATATAATTAGAAACTTGAACTCTAACTTGATTGACTTGAAACTTCTTTTCCTGTATGTCTATTTTTTCATTGATAGAGTTTACTTTTAAAAATCTATCTTCATAATACTCTCCATCAAATATGCCTTTGACTTGAGAAAGCCGAATAATATTATCACCTGCTGTAATTACTACAATAGGATAGACAGAAGAAGTATTGCCAGTATAGCCATTCAGAAAGGCTTGTGGGACATTTAACATTAACTAACCCCTATATCTGCACCCCTACGGATTGCATCTTTAATTTTAGGTATGGCGACATCTTCAACAAAATCATCACTCATAACATTTCCACTAAAAGTTATATTTACCCCACCACTTACCTGACCCGTTCTATTCATTCTGTTTAAATTTTCAACACCTATAGATTCTACAGCACTTCTTCTCATAACAAACTCGCCTTCTTGTGCCATTATAGGAACATTATCCACACCCCCGCCAGAATGATAAGTATTCATTGGAATCATACCGCCTGTTGCATAGCCTTGAACTTGCCCTCCTTGATGAAATATATCTGCACCAATATAATCTAAGAATGAACTCATATTTAATCCACCCGCAAATGTACCCTGTGTAAGTATATTCATCAAAGCAAACACTCCTGCTCTTGCAGCTATTTGTGCCGCTATCTGTTTTAACATATTGCTAAATGCTTCAGCGAATCGTGCATTATTATTTATACCTTCAAGTAAGGCAGAGTTTAATTTATTAGCCCAAGCTGTCTCTAGCTTTGTAGCGTCTAATATTTCTTTTTTAGCTTTTAATTTTAATTTAAATGTTTTTAATTCGCTATTACCTTGCTCATCTTCTATGTCACTTAAAACAATCCCTTGCTGTTTAAGCTTTGTTAATTCAGTTTGAATAAAAAGCTCATCACCCGAAAATTGATTTTTAAGATTAAGCATCTCTATTTCTCTTTCGAGATTTGGTATTAAGAGTGCAGTCTTTAGGAGTCTTTCAGCTTCTACAGCTTCAAACCTTTCTTCCAAATCTATTAAAACTCTTCTTATAAGTGCAGCTTTTTCGTCTGCTTTGTTTTTTGCATCAAAAACACCAACAAAATTAAACATACTTTTTGATTCAACCGTTTCGACCAATTTATCTAAAGCTTTAGTTTGATCATCTATTCCTTCTTTTCCTTTTTTCGCACTATTAATAAAGTCAATAAAATCTTTTTTAAATTCTCCAAACGGTTCTTTGGACTTGGAAGCTCCATCAGCAAAAAGATTAAGCTCTGTTGCAAAATCTTCAACTATACCCATACCCTCTTTAAGCTGTTCTTTTGACAAACCTCCAAGCATTAAAGATTCCTGTACGTTGAATACATTGTTTATAAAAGCAAGCATTTCTGCGTTTGCATCACCTTGAATATCTTTAACTAGTGCTATAGCATCGCTTAATGATTTGTAGTTATTTGCTGTTTTATCTAATATAGCAGCATATTGAGGCAACCCTTGCTCTCTTAGTTCTTGTGATAAAGTTTTTACATTAATATTGACATCTTCTATCTCATTGTTCATTTCTTTTGCACTATTTTCTACATCAAAAAATGAAGCCACAAGTTCACCAAACAGAAAAACTAAAGCGGCAATTCCTCCGCTTGCAGCAATAGTAGACGCTTTAAAACCCTTTAATGCTTTGCCAGCCAAATTTGTAGCTGTTCTTAAACCATAAAATGCTGTTGCTAGCCCTGCAATAGCTGTAGTGTAGCCTATAACTCTATCCATATTCCCTTCTAAAAGACCCAGTAAATCTGCCATAGCACCAACTAATTTTGTAATTATAGGTAAAACTTCTTTACCTAAAGCTTCTGAGAACTCTTTCCATTGTTCATTTAATCTTTTGACTTGATTTGAATAGTCGTCTTGCGTTCTAGCTG